TACCGGGAACTTTACCCTTCTTGCCTGGTTGAAGCGTTCAGCCTTCCCGGACGGCTTTACGGGTAAGCGTATCGGATTCTTTGCACGCTGGGAAGCCATAGAAGGTTATACGGAAGCGTGGTTTAACCTTGCGGCCGATACTTGGGGCTATTGGGCTATCGTCAAAGAGGGCCTAACAATCCGCATTTACCTTGATACGGCATTGGTGCAGACCATTACGCTACCCGCCCAGCCTACCGGTTTCGCTATCCTGCAAGACATCTATACGACCGCCAACGGGTACGGTTGTATCGACGAAGTTAAGGTATATAATACCGCCTTGACGCAGGAAGAAATTACCGAAAGTATTGCTACGGTGGCGCAATTGGCTTACAGTATAGACGGAACCGATTTTAAGGCTTGGGATATTTATGTAAGCGAAAGTAACGGCCTTCTTGACCGTCCCAAAATGAAAGCCCCGGTTTCCGTTGATTGGCCGGATTATCACGGGGAGATAGTAGACCTTGAAAACAAGATACTGCAACCCCGCGAAATAGCCCTTAATTGCTTTATGAAAGCGAACGGGAAGGTAGACTTTGTTACGAAGCTAAACGACTTCTTGGACGTATTCAGCCGGCCCAACACCCAGCGGCTTATGGTAGATATACACCCTACGAAACCGTTGCTTTACGAAGTCTATAACGAAAACGGGGTAGCCATTAGCAAGCGTTGGAATGACGACCTTATGGTAGGAACCTTTACCTTGAAGTTGAAGGAACCCGACCCGGTAAAGCGTATCGTACGGCACCAGCGTTTAAGCAATGATACGAAGACGCTAACGATTACCCTAACCAGCGCGAAAGCGGTTACTATTTTTTGGGGCGACGGAACTCAAACGAACGACGTTTACGGAACCGACGTAACAACCAGCCACGAATATACGACCGACGGAATTTTTTACGCCATTGTCGCTGGCGTTATCGAAGAAATAGAAAGTTTCACTACTAACGGTATTATCGTATGGAACAAATTATAGTAAGACACCCGGACGGGACTACGGCCCTTTTGACCTCACGGGCGCGTAAGTCCGGCGTTACCAAGGCCGAACAGAGTATTACGCTATTGGGAGCCGATACGGTGGCGATAACCGTAAAAAGTGCCACGCCCTTAACCTTCCACTTGGGCGACCAAATAGACGTTTACGGGAAGACCTATACCCTTAACCAGCTTCCGGGAATTAAGAAGACCGGAAACCGGAACTTCGAATATACCCTTACTTTCGAAGGGGTACAGTACGAGTTAATCGACGCGCAATTTTTGTTACCGGACGATACCGTATTAGACAGCTTTACGGGCGATTTGGAAGACTTCTTAGGTATTCTTATCGGGAACCTTACCCGTGTATATCCGGGTAAATGGGTGTTAGGCGTTTTCCCTGCCAATACGGAGTTTAAGACGCTAACCTATACGGAAAAGAATTGTTTGGAAGTGTTGCAAGACCTTTGCGAGCAATACAGCACCGAATTTGAGATTACCCAAGCTAACGGCGTTCGTTCGCTCAATATCAAAATGGCCGGGGTAAACTTCCCCTATACTTTCCGGTACGGACGTACCGGCGGGCTTTACGAATTGACGCGCCAAAACATCAATTCCAAGAATGTAGTTACCCGGCTATACGTCTATGGCGGTAGTAGCAACCTTGGGGATAAATACCGTTATACCCGTCTTTGTCTTCCGGGCAAGGCAAAGAACGCTTCCTACATCGAAGACGCGGCCGCTATTGCGGCTTACGGATTGAAGGAGAATACAAAGATATTCGACGATATTAAACCCGAACGTTACGGCGAAGTAACTGCCGCCGGAAGCGCGTATTATGCCTTTAAGGACGCTACTATGAACTTCGACCTTAACGAAAAGGATAGCGCGGGTAATACAAAGTGGCTTATAGACGGAGTGAACGCAAAGGTAAAGTTCACTACCGGAAACTTGGCCGGATATGAATTTGACGTACACAAGTACGACCACGCGACGAAAGAAATACAGGTAGTACCGTTCACGGACGAAAACGGCATGAAGTTCCCCAGCAAAACAAGTGCGGCGTTTCAGTTCGGCGTAGGCGATAAGTATTTCTTCACGGATATAAATTTGCCGGACGCTTACAAGACCGAGGCGGAAAACAAACTACTTTCGGAAGGGAACAAAGCAATAGCCGGGTATAGCCAGCCGCAAGTACAGTACGGGTTAAGTATCGACGAAAATTTTATACGTCAGTTCGCCGGCGAATTGACCGTAGTAAACCTTTTCGCCGTCGGCGATTATATTCCGGTGGAAGATGAAGACATAGGCGTAAACAAATCGGTACGAATTACGGCTTTTACGCGCGATTTGCTGCGGGAATACAAGTATAATATAACCTTGGGCGACAGCGTAACCAAAACGACGATTACCCGCGTTATCGAAGACTTGCAGAAAATCGACAATGTTATAGAGATAAACGACCTTGCCGACCCGTCGAAGGCCCGCCGCAATTGGAAAGCCAGCCAAGAGGTATTAGCCAACGTGTTCGACCCCGAAGGCCACTATTACAGCGAGAAGATAAAGCCACTTTCGATTGAAACGACCATGTTAGCAACCGGCGCACGTTCCCAGCAGTTCGTATTACAGAACACCCGCTTTGAACCGAACTACGAAGGCAACCCCAATACGGTAAGGGTTGTAGGCGGTACGTTGGTTCACTACACGATAGCGGAAACCGTAAAGAGTTGGCAGCTAAATACGGCCACCTTCTCGAACCTTGTAAGCGGGACGGTGTATTACATATACGCCCGTTGCCAAAAGACCGGTACGGCCGGAAACATCGTTTTCGATACAGTACAGCGAAAGGTAGACAGCGACCCGACATATTACTATTTCTTGGTGGGAAGCCTAAGCAGCGCGATAACGGACACCGACGGAAAGCGGCCGGCGCGTCTTATTGCCCTTACTTATGGCGCGACTACTATTAACGGGCGATTCCTTACTACGGGCCGGATTCAAAGCGGCGACGGGCAAACCTATTTCGATTTAGATACCGGGGAAATTGGTGGGAACATCAAATTTCGTGCGTCCGACGGGACATTAAAGAATGTTTCCGAATTGGAACAAAGTGATATAGAGTATTTGCGCGACGCTTTCAAAGATGCAAGAACGGAAATAGAAGGCGGTGTAGCCCTTTCCGGGTTTATCGGGGTACGTGATACGGGACAAAATGTAGTAGCGGCTATGGCCGGTTACAATCCCACCACAGAATCCGACTACCCGATGATATTTGCGGGAGCGCAACAAGGGGGTATAGAGTATTACGGTTGGACAAGCAACAGTTATACTCACGTTTATACCAAAAGCGCAACGCCGAGTAATGGGGATAATTGTTACAACCGAGCCGGGGAAATTGTAGGAACAGTTACGAATATAGCAGGGGCGCAGATTTTCGCGTTATCCACGACGGGCGAAACCTACCAGCGTAATACCGATATTGATTTTACGGCACAAACGCCCTCTTCAATGGAAGGCAACCGGGCCAAATTCCGTGTATATAAAGATGGGCGGTGTATTTCCAACTACTTCGAAACGAGCGGGTCATATAAAACGATATATACGCTAACCTATTGCCCTTTTTTACAATTTACTACCGTGTTGGAAGTTTCCGAAAATTGCTATATGCGTTTAGTTTCTAACGGACAATTCGGGGTTTTAATGGAAACAAATTCCGAGCATGACGGTTATAACTGTTCATTATATAATTCGTCTTCATACCCTTGTACGGTTGTAAAAGGTACAAAAACTTCTTATACCCAAGTTGGGGTATTATCCCCCGGCGATTTAATGGAGTTCGTTAATATTATGGGGAGTTGGATATTGCGAAACTATACCAAATATTCGACAAAAGCATAAAGTGAGTTTTTAATATTTTACCAACAAACGTATTATTATAATACGCAAGTAGGTATTTTTGTGTAACTTAAAATTCGACGAAATGAGTACAACGAGAGGGGGCGAAACGGTTTCCGCCCAAATCGGAAGAATTGGCCCCATTGAAGGGCTAAGTACGGGTAACTTCAAAATGGAAGATACGCCGTTTAACATTAAGAACGACGGAGAAACCGCCGTAGTTCTTGAAGTAAACCTTTGGGGCATGGAGCCGGGCAAGTTCGTAGCTACGCGCTTCGAAACAGGCTGGAACCCCGAAATAGTCCGCGAGATTAAGCAAACGAGTATTAATGCTACCCTTGTTTGGGGGTACTAAATCTTATATGGCTATGGGTTTATTGATTGGAGTAGGAAACACGAAGCCGACGTTTCCCTACGATTACTACTACGGTATAGAATGGGATTCTAACGTAGCTTCTTCGGCTTGTACCCGGATAGGCCGGCCGGAACTTCACGTTTCGCTGCCTATTCAAAGTAAAATGCGCCGTTGTATCTTGCGCGATAACGGAACGGTGGCTTACTACCTTCATGCGAACGATAGTACCAAGCGCGATACAGGAGCAGCCGCCAAACTTGACGGTACCGACGGGCAGGTAATGGTAGAAATCCCGGCCCACTACCGCAAGTTCGAAGTAGACGGTACTAAATTTCGCTGCCTTCTTTCCGAACACGCATTACCGGGGTTCCACTTGGTACCGCTTGCCTATCGTTCGGCTTACGAAGCGGCCGTAGACCGCACCGTATCGGCTACGCCGAAACTTGCAAGCGTCGTAAATACTTCTACGGCTTTCCGGGGCGGTAACAATAATTCCTCTTGGGACGGAACATATAGAAGCCTTTTAGGTATGCCGGCTACATCTATCAGCCTTACCAACTTTCGGAAGTATGCACGAAACCGGGGGAATGCCGGCAAGAACGGGGCCGGTTGGAATTGCGACGTTTACGAGGTACAAAAAACTTGCTGGTGGCTTTATGCCGTCGAATACGCTAACTTTAATTGCCAACTTGCCTATAACGCGGAACCTACGAGCGAAGGATATAAGCAGGGCGGATTAAGCCAAGGCGTTACCAATATGAGCGATTGGAGCGGCTATAACAGTTATAACCCTATGGTTCCTTGCGGGGTTACTAATTCTTTGGGGAATAAAACCGGTGTAGTAAACTACACTTACAAGAAAAGCGACGACACCGACGGCCAAACCCTTAGCGTACCCAGCTACCGAGGTTTGGAAAATCCTTTCGGGCACGTTTGGAGTTGGACGGACGGCTGTAAGTGCAATATTCAACCGGACGCAAGCGGCGGACTAAGCGAATTTTTCGTATGTACCGACCCGGTTAAGTACCAAGATAGCGACTATACCGACTACGAAAAGCGCGGCGAATTACCCCGAAAGGAAGGCTACGTTAAAATTATGATGATTGGCGAGTACGGCGAGAATATGCCGGTAGGGGTAGGCGCAAGTTCTACTACTTACTTCGCCGATTACTTCTATACCAACCTACCAACCACCGGCGAAAGTCAAAGGGGCGTGCTTTTCGGCGGTGATGCGGATAACGGCGCGTATGCCGGCTTTTCGTACGCGTCTACGCATTACGCGGCTTCGACTACGTATACGACGTCTGTCGGCTCCCGGCTTTGCTTTTTACCCGCTTGAAACGACACGACGCGGAACGCATTTAACAAAGAAGGTTTAACTACGGCGGGCTTTCGAACCAGCCCAAATCAGGACGAACGCCCGCCGTTCAATTTTTCGCAAAAATGGAAAACAACAACAGACAGGACGACGGAAGTTTGGCTTTCTTGCAGATTGAGCCGGACGCGAATAACAAGCATTTCAACTGCCCGGAAACGAACCAGCAAAAGTTAATCAATCTTTCGTTTTGGGTTGTAGACTATTTGGACGACGTTAAAACGAAGTTCGGAAATAACCGCTTCTTGGTTAAGATTAAATTCAACCGAGAAGACCCGGATAACGAAGCGCGGAAGTTCTTTACCAATTCGCAGGAAATTAAATATATCCTTGGGAAGATTAAGGAGCGTAACGCCTTTCCGCGTAAAGTAACTATGCGGGCTTCGGGTACAAGGTATTATTTCGAATAGAAATATAGGCGGTTTACCCTTGGGGCGTGCTTTTCGGCGGTAATGCGAATAACAGCGCGAATGCCGGCTTTTCGTACGCGAATACGAATAACACGGCTTCGAATACGAATACGAATGTCAGCTCCCAGCTATGCAGATTTTTAACGGGGTAAAAACCTTGCCACTTGGCAAAAGACAACAACTATTTAAGGGGTATTAGTAGGGATTCCCGAACGTTCCCTAAGAAATCAGCAAACGAGTAACGCAATGAAGCGAATAGGTAACTTGTACGAAAAGGTTTGTTCTATCGAGAACTTGCAGCTTGCGGACGAAAAAGCCCGTAAGGGTAAGTTACGCACGTACGGAGTTATCGAACACGACAAAAACCGGGAAGCTAACCTATTGAAGTTGCGCGAAACCTTGCTAAACGGTACTTTCCATACATCGAAGTACGACGTATTTACTATTTACGAACCCAAAGAACGGGAAATATACCGCTTGCCTTACTTTCCCGACCGCATTTTGCACCACGCTATAATGAACGTCTTGGAACCTATTTGGGTTTCGACCTTCACGGCGGACACTTATAGCTGCATTAAGAACCGGGGGATTCATGCGGCCGCAAAGAAGGTAAAACAGGCCCTACGGGAAGACCCGGAAGGTACTACGTTTTGTTTGAAACTGGATATTCGCAAGTTCTATCCTTCGATTAACCACGACGTATTAAAATCCATTCTACGCCGCAAGTTGAAGGACAAAAGGCTACTTCGCCTACTTGACGAAATCGTAGATTCGGCGGACGGCGTACCTATCGGAAACTACCTAAGCCAATATTTCGCTAACCTCTATTTAACCTACTTCGACCATTGGACAAAGGAACAGAAGCGGGTAAAGCACTACTTCCGCTACGCGGACGATATTGTAATACTTGCTTCGGATAAAGCCTACCTTCATTCCTTAATGGGCGAAATTAGGGCGTATTTGGGAGACTTGAAATTAGAGGTTAAAGGAAATTGGCAGGTTTTCCCCGTAGCGGCTCGCGGTATCGACTTCGTAGGATATGTATTTTTCCATACGCATACCCGAATGCGAAAGGGCATTAAAAAGACCTTTTGCCAACGGTTGGCGAAACTGAACAAGCGGAAAGGGCCATTATCCGAAAAGGACTTTAAGCAGGCTATTTGCCCTTGGTGGGGTTGGGCGAAGTCTTGCGATAGCAAACACTTGATTAAGAAACTTTCTAAAACATCGAAGTATGAAATCAAATTCAAACGATAGACCGCCCATTTTGCAGGATTTGGGTAACGGCAGTTGGCATTACAATTACGATATTACCGAAGTGGACGTACAGCCGGAACCTATGGCCGAACAAGAAGGCGAACAGGCACCGGCCGCAAGGAAGGCATACGACTACGACACGGTGGAAGTATGGGGCCGCCCGGATTACGACAAATGCGTAAAGGCCGTTTTGCGTTCCCGCCGGGACGAAACCGAAGAATTTAGCCTTATCAACAAGTACAACGCTTTCGTACTTGGGCTTTCGACGGACGAAGCGGACAAAACCGAATACGAAAACTACCTTAAAGAAGTGCTTGCGGTTAAAGCAATGGTTCGGGCCGACCTTGCCGCCGCCGGTATCGACGTAGGGACAACGGGAAATTAAGCTATGGAAAATATCTTACAGACCTTCGGGCCGCAACTTATTATTATAGCTTGCGTTTACGCGCTTGTTCTGTTCGTGGTCTTCCTCGACCTTTGGGCCGGGATTCGGAAAGCCAAGCAGCGCGGGGAATACCGGTCTTCGTACGGGTTGCGTAAGACCGTAGACAAAATAAGCCGGTATTTCAATATGATACTCGTAATTACGGCTATCGACGTGGTGCAAATGTTGGCTATTACGCAGCTAAACCCGCAGACGAACCACACTTTACCGGTATTGCCGTTCTTTACGTTTATCGGGGCTATGTTCGTGGGATTTATCGAATTAAAGAGTATCTACGAGAACAGCGAAGCCAAAGAGCGGGCCAAAATCGGGGACGCGGCAAAAATCCTTTCGCAAATTATCCAGCATAAAGACGAACAGGAGATTATAGCCGGCGTTATCGAGTATCTGAAAAAGGAAAAAGAGAAAGGGGGCGACAATGAGACTAACGCTTAAACGGCGATACTTCGCCGAAACCTATACTATCGGTACGCTGTTCATCGACGGAGTGCGTTTTTGCGACACCTTGGAAGATAAGAACAGGGACGACAACCGAAACGGCAGATTCGACAACGGGGAACAGAAGGTAAAGAACGAAACGGCTATACCGTTCGGAACCTACGAAGTAACCGTAAACCGTTCGCCGCGCTTCGGCCGCGACCTTCCGCGCCTTTTGAACGTGCCGCATTTCGACGGCATTCTGATTCATCGGGGCAATACCGGTAAGGACACTTCCGGCTGTATCTTGGTCGGAGAAAACAAGGTAAAAGGCCGCGTTATCAATTCCACGCCTTACGAACTTGAACTTACAAAGCGGTGTAAGGCAGCGATAGCCCGGAAAGAAAAAATTACTATTGAAATCGTATGAGAACAAAAACCCTTATAACTATTCTTTGGGGCCTTGCGGCCGCTTCCCTTATCGGGTGTTCCACGCCGCGAAAGTTGGCCGGCAGCACGAAGGAAACGGCTAAGACCGAAGAAAAGCGGGACGAAACTACGGCGGCCGAATTTCGCCGGACGGTAGACAGTACGAAGACCGAAAGCGTAGAAGTAACCTATACGAAAATCGAGTTTTTCCCGCCGGAACCCGATACTCTGCCGGCAAAGCAGGGTACTACGCAGACGGGTGGCCCGTCTAAGCCGGTCGCAGACACACCCAAGAACCGGCCAAAGGAGCAGAAAGAGAAGCAGCCACCCGATAACGGAAGGCAGGGAGCTATTAAGAGTATCGAAACCTTCACGGTAAGACAGAAGACCGAAGCGGCCGGAGTAACGCAGGAGGAACAGAAGACGGAGACGACCAAGACGGAAGAAGTGAACACGGACACCGATAGGGACACCGATATTACCGAAAAACCGGCGGCCGACCCGTACAGGTGGCGTTACATTTTCGGGATTTTGGTACTATTGGCGGTTGCCTTTTTCTTCCTTCGGAAGACAAAAGTATTTACGGCCGTAGCCGCCTTCTTCCGCAAATTGTTTTAGCGGAGATAAAAGGAAAGCACCCAAAAGGGCCTTAAAAATGGGTTCCTTTTTGGGTGCCTTGCTCGTAAAACCTTAATAATTAAGGTTGTCAGCGGAGAGACAGGGATTCGAACCCCGGGTACCTCGCGGTACAACGGTTTTCAAGACCGCCGCAATCGACCACTCTGCCACCTCT